AGATCTGACTCAAGTAACCTGTCTGCAACAAACTGAAGGTTTGCTGGGACAACTAGCTTCATTCCTCGGAGAGCAACATTAAGACCGCGCTCATCAACAAAATCAGAGATGTCAATAAGTGCGTTCTCAAGAGAAGTCTCGTTGAGATCAGCTGCAGTAGACGGTTCGTTCCGGAAAGTATTGCCATTCTGCAACGTATGTGCAGTTGAGCAAAGTTCCAGACCATCACCGCCGGTATAAGTGCTGTCAAATGCATTATTCAGCACCGACGCCGCTTTTACCTGTTTAGTGTGGGCCATTGAACGCGCCAACGCTCGCGTATACCGAGAAGAAAGACGATCATAGAGGTTATCCTCAATCGCTTCTTCAGTGAGAGCAAATGCCAAAGCAATTGTCTCGTTAGTATACCGCGCAGTGTAGACTTCAGCCGCATTATCAAAAGTAACGGCGGAGCCTTCACTTTTGGTTGGAGCAGAACCGAAGCCAGAGAGCATCACCTCTTCTTCAAATGCACGATCTGAAGACTCAGTGGTAAATATCTCTGCGTGTTCGTTTTCATACCTAGCATACTCAAGGCCGAATAGGGCATTGAGTCCAGGCTCTAGTTCTTTTACGAGTTGCGCTCGTGAAATAGCCATGCTCAATCCTCCTATACGCCAGTAGTTGAAACAGTGCCAGCTGCAGCAGCACCATTAGCACTGTTGAAGTGGTTGTTCAACCGAACGATTGCACCAATACCAGCAGCAGAAAAGTCTTGATTTGCTGGATCATCCTCCCAACCCATAATTCGAAGGTTGAGAGTATTTGTAGTATTGATAGTGCTGACGCCCAAAGTTGCTGACGACATACCAGTAGTAGTGCTACCGCTAGTTCCGCTTGCAAATGCTGCATTTGCAAATACAGCGGCACGTGCCGTAGCTTTACTGGTCCAAGTTGCATCCGTTCCAATTACAAATAACTGCATCGGATCATCCGCTACAAAAGCCTCAACGGGATGGCTAGTATTTGCCCCCGATCCAGGCCAATAATTACTCCACGTGGGTTTCCCCGTGGTGCTTGAGACATACTTACAACCCATGAAAGCGCCAAGAAGTCCAACAGAACCACCTGCCGCAGCTCCCACAAGTGCGATATACCCCGTAGAAAGAGGTATAACAGGGGAGCCTTGGTAGATAGCTGTGCTGTCGTCACTAGCGACCTCATACTGCGTATAGCCCGAAACACCTGTGGAGTTGGAATTCGCTCCTACTTTAGCAATAGGACGAAGACCAAAGGCTCCATTAATGTTTGCCATTTACAGTTCTCCTGAGTAGATCATCTACTCGTTAGAATTAGATCCACCGAAAGAGACCCTACTGCTTCTTTCCTGAGAAATTGGCATAGAAGGGTGCTGCTCTCGCATTAAATCGTTATCAACTGCAGTCATTTGTGACGCAGTTTTATGCGCAAAATACTGTTTGCGTGATTCAGCGACTTCTACTGGTAGTCGAGCCAGAATAAGACCACCTACTCCGATAACTCCTTTATAGCGGCCTTCATCAATGACAGCACACTCAAAGTTAGGATACTCATCTGCTCTCACTGGTTCATAACCCTCTCTCATCCGTTTGGTGAAATTAGGTTTATCCTCTTGTCCAAGCATTTCTGCTCGAATCCAACGATGTATGAATCCTTGAGGTGGCGGAGGGGCGTCTAACAAAGAAGGGGGCTTCCATTGCGTGGGCCTTACAGATTTCTCACGAGTAGTGGTCGCGCGAGGGGTCTTATCAATAGTTTCAGACATTAGCATTGATCTCCTTTACCTGTCTCGCGTATTCTTCTATTGGCACACCTAGCTTCTTTGCAATAGCAACTTGACTTGATGTGAGTTTAACGGTGTCGCGTCCAGTAGATTTAGCAGCTCGGTTAGCAGAAGCTACTCTTTGGACTGGGGAGCGGCTTCCGGTTTTTGCTGTCGTTGATACTTCAACAGTTTCATCTTGTTGAAACTTATGAGGAAACTCTTCTCGGATCCTACGATCAATTTCAGTATAGTAGTTATCCGAACTTGTGTCCACCCCTTGCTCTACAAGATTTTTATGTATCGCAAAGGCGGTATAAGTCATAGGCTCATCTACACCAAACCAAGAGTTACGTTGTGCCCACGCTTGTGACTTAGGGTCAGGGGGAGGGGCCGTGGCTGGAGTTTGTTGTAAAACAGGTTGTTGTGGCCGAAGAGCAGGTACTTCATTTTTAATAGCTGCATCTTCAACGGATAACCTAGAAAGTTCCGTTGTTGCAGCAACTAATTCATCAGGATCACCACTCTCATACGCTTGAACATACCTCTTTTTAGCAGACTCAAGATTTGTGTTCACCCTTCCCGCATATTCTTCACCAAATCGTTTAGAATATTGAGTGGCGGTATCCTGTAAAGTTTTATTTTGTGTTTGCATACCGCGAGCATAATCTAATGCGGCCTGTTCTCGGCGCTCCGCTTCTCGGTATTTAGCAGTTAATTTATCAATTCGTTTTCGGACACCTGCACTATAGGACGCAAGTTCTTCTTCAGAAGGCTCCTCTGGGATTTCTTCTGATGTTTCTACAGCAGTTTCTTGTGAAACCGTCTTAACTGTTTCGTCCTCAGTAGGAAGACGTACCTCTACAGCATCCTCATGCTCCAGTTCTACTGTTTCTGCTGAGCTATTTGTGGCTTCCGGCATGGTTCCTCTCCATGTGTCATTTTAAAAAACTAAAACTAAGTACATAAAAAGTAAAGAGCTATGTATACACAATATGCGAAGGATCCTCAATTACGGCAAGAACCTCATCGTCATTTAATAATCGCAATTCTCCCCCATCAATTCCAAAACGGGAGCCAGCGTACTTTCCAAACAAAATCCAATCCTTTTCTTTGCACCATGCTTTTGGTTGTGTCTCCGTAATATCGCCCCCAAATTTATTTATATCTTTGTAAGCAAGTGGGCCAACTGCCATGACTAATCCTACGTTAGTGGCTACTCTTTCACGTTCATGCACCTCATCAGGTAATTCAATTCCACCTTTTGAAACTTTGGGAGGAATGTAGGGCATAACTAAAATACGCCAACCTGTTGGAATGGGTAGTTTTGCAGTTTCTGACTCTACTTTTGGTTCAGTCACCTTTTTCTTACCGAATGGTTTCTGATTTTTCTGTCGCGCCAAACGTTCCGGTAACAAGAGTCCCGTGGTCATCAGCTGTGGTTCCTTTCTCAAGTATTTCTGAAATTTCTTGTTGCATTATTCCCAGAGCAGTAATCTCTCCCATAAAACCCCTATACTGAGCCATATCTGAAAGCTCATTATTAACTAGTATAGAGGCAATCTGTTGCTCTCTTTCTCGTGCAGCTTTTAAGAGTTTATCACAAACCCAAAGTCCATCCATTAACGGACTCCCTCAAATTTAAGACCTCTAGTGGCAGCACCACCACCACGGGCTCTCTTTTTTGAACCTCCCTTATGCTCTGGAGTAAATGTTCTTGCATTTACATGAGGACCAACCTCCATAGGATCGGGGCCTAATACAGACATCCCATCTGCCTTGAACAGTTTAGTTTGATAAATTATGGGAGTAGAAAGAACTTCTGTGATCCCGTTCTTCTTAGTCGCTGTCTTCATTTTGAAACTCCTTTAAATTTCTCAAATGTTCTAAGTCCACCAAGTCCAAGCATCCCCATTAAAACAGGCATCATACCCGCTAAATCTACTGTAGGTAAAGTCACAAGATAACCTGTCTGGGCCAGTCCAAAAGTTAGAATGGGTTGCAAGACATAGGTATAGCAAAGAGCAAAACCACAAGACCACCCAATAAATGGTCGCCAACCTGCAACAAATACA